CCCGCCGCCGGCGAAGACTTCGACGTAGCATTCATGGGGTGGGAACAGGGGAATAAGGCGGTCGGCCAGACGGCGTTTGCCGCCCATCCAAGGGATGATAGGGGAAGACATAAAATGCAAGACCTTTACTGTATGGATAAACAGGTGTTAGGCTCGCTCCGCTTTGTGCACGGAGCAGGAGCCTTGACTGGGCTTGCAGGGCAGATCTGCGGGTTCGGTGGCCGGGCTGGATGTTGACGCATCCAGCTTCGGCCGCTCCTTTTATTTCGTGCCTGAGACTTCTTTGGCATAAGCCTGACAGGCTTGCAGCGCGATCAGTCCTTGATCGCCGTCGCCGGTGATTCCGATAATTCGTTGAGCATGCGCTGGGTCAAGTTGGGCTCTACGGGCTGCATGAACCACGCCGCCGGTGCCGGTGGTGGGTTGCATTGCGTCACAACCCGTTGCGGCGGTTGCGTCGAGTAGGACTGACAGCCGCAAGTCAGCAGTAGCAAGGCGATCACGCAGGCGTGTTTGATTGGTTTTTTCATCGGTTAAGGCTCGGTAGTGGGCTTGGTCGCTGGCTGCCAGCCATTGCTCCAGGCCGAGGCGCTTGTTCTGCTCAGCCAAGATTTGCACGGAGGTGGCGTTGGCCAGTTCGGTGCGTTCGGTTTGGTAGGCAGCTTCCTTGGCGGCCAGTTGCTGGCCATAGGCGTTGGCCTGCCACGCCCAAGCGGCCCACGCGCTACCCGCCATCAGGGCCAAGATAATCAGCAGCGCCCCGCCCCACTTCACCGCGTCAAGCTTCACGCCAACACCTTCAGCGCTCGCGCATACAGCGTCTGACGATCTGCCGCGCCGTTCTGGCCGCCGTTGATTCGCTGGGTGATCTTGTCGAACTGGCCCGCATCAGCCAGCGTGTTTAGCCCCTTAGATGCCCAAAACCACGCCGCCGACAGACACGCATGCTGTGGTTTTTCCAAAAGTTCGGGCTGCTTGATTAGGTCGAGACTCAGCGCCTCTCCGCAGGCCATGTAATTGGCCCGGCCGGTAATCTGGATTAGGCCGCGCCCTCGGTACTTAGAGCCGTCGCCGGCAACGGTGTTGCCAAGGTCTTTACGGCCTTCGTACTTGGCTTGGGCGGCCGTTGGGCCCCATATTTCTCTCACGTACTTGAGCTGGCCAGACTCGTGGCCTATCTGCGCGATAAATGCAGCAACGCGCTTGGGGCCAATGATTTGGTAACGCACCATCGCGGCATTGAGAACCGGCACAAAAACGCCGGCAACTTGGCCGGCGTTAGGGAGGATCTGTAGGAGTTGTTGCTGGGTAATCGACATACGTTGCCCTTACGAAAAAGCCCGCACTAGGCGGGCCGGGGTGGGTGTGTTCAAGTTAGAGCTGTATGACTTTTAAGGTCTTCTCCGGTTTCTTGCCTTTGGCCTTAGCCTTGCCCTTCTTACCGGCGTTGCATTCGATCGTTGTGGACCATCCAGACTGCGTAAACACCTGCTCACGCGAGTCCACTAGGTATTCGCCGTCGAGCCCGTTCTTGAAGCCTTGAGCGTTGATCATCCGCTCAGCGAACAAGTCAGAACGCCCCGGCATTTCCAGCCGCACACCGGCGGTCGAGCGGTTGAATGCCGCTAGACGCGCCTTAACTGCCTGCTCAGCGGCGGTCTTGTTCGGATGAATATGCCGATCGGTATGCACCGGTGGGAGGCCGTCCGGGGCGTCGTCGTTGTTCAGGTTGATTACCTTTAATTTGCCGGTGGCCTTGTCCTGATACTGGGCGTTGACGGCCTTGTGGGTCGAACGATCACCTAACCGAAAGCTGTAGCGGCTCACGTCCGCTTTGTTGATCGTCACGACGCCCAGTGTCTTGCCGCTGGCCGTGACACCGCCCTGACGCGGCATGACGATTAACTTGCCGTTCGCGACCTTGGCCGTGCAGTCGTGCTGCCGCGCCAAGCGGGTAATAAAGTTGAAGTCTGATTCGCCCAACTGGTCAGCTCGGGCCACGATCGTCGCCACCGTACACGCTGGCTCCCAGCCGTTACGCCGCGCCACGGTGCTGACGATGGCGGCCAAGCTTTCACCTTCCCAGCTACCGCTACGGGTGGTCTTGCCGCTGCCGCGCATGTCGCTAGCTTTGCCGCGTATCACCACGGTATCCGGCGGGCCGGACACCTCGACCTCGTCGACCACATAGCGCCCCTCTCGGGATAAGGTCGACCCGGCATAGCCTAGATAAATCTCAATGCTGGCCCCCCGTGACGGCAGCGTCACGGCGCTGTCGCGGTCGTCTATGCGCAACTCAAACTCGTCCGACTCCATTCCGGGCTTGTCCGAGGTACGCAGCAACAACAGCCGATCGTTGATCATGCGGGTAATGTCGCTGCCATCGGCAACGATACGAAACATAGGCGTCATATCCAGTCCCAACAAAAAGCCCCGCATAGGCGAAGCTTAGGTTTTAAGGCGCGTTACGCGTAACGCTTAGCTCCAAAGCTGGACGGCTTGTTCATCGCTGGCCAGCGCCACGTCCGGCAACACGATCAGCATCCCACCGCGATACGGCTCCGGCTCAGCGGCCAGTCCGGGGTTGGCTTCCAGCACTGCTTCCACGCTGCCGTTAAGGTGGCCATAGGCGTTGTGGCAAATGGTGTAAAGCTTGTCGCCGTCAAGCGTTCTGCATGTCTTCGCCATAGCGCACGAACTCCAGAGTAAAGCCTTGCTTGCGCGGTATTCCGCCTTGCAGCAAGGCGCTTTGATCTTCGTTGATTGAGGTCAAACACCAATCGCCCAGCACATGGCCATACCCCGTGGTCAGCCCCATCGGCAGTAACAACTCGCCAATGCTGCGCAGGGTATCCAGTTGCTTAAGCCCGCCTCGGTGGCCCGGAAAAATCGACCCCTTAAGCGTCAACTTTTCTTCACCCATACCGACCGATTGCTGAGCAGGCCGACGCGTTAGGCGCTCTTGCGAGGCCCAACGAAAACCGCTTTGTCGACTCAACTCGTCAAAGGCTGCCGTGTCGAGGTTGAAGTAATAAGGCGGGGCTTCATGCTTGTGCGGCTGGATGATCAATAGGTGCGCGAATGGTTTCACCGCCTCAACCGCCGGGGTGGTATCGGTGGCAAAAACACTGGTCGGTAAGATGTTGCCCAAGGCCGGGCTGATCTTGCCTGCAATCTTGTTGATTGCATTTTTAGCCCGCTCGGCCTGCTCGCCCAGCACACCTAAACGCTCTTTAACCTGCGACACCGCGCGCGTGGCTTGGTTGTAGACCGCGACCACTTGGCCAACCTTGGCCTGTGCGGCGTTGACAGTACGCATTACACGTTGAAGCTTTTCACCGACTATCGGCCCTACAAACGGCAGCGACTCAAGTTCTGAGGCCGCGCCGCTCATTTCACTGATAGCCCCGTTAACTGGCCCCAGCACCCCATCAATGCTTTTACGCCCAGCCTCCCCGGCCGAGGCCAAGTAACTGGCAGCGTTTTGCATCTGTTCCATATAGGCCATATCACCGCCTGCTAAATGTGTGGAATGTCATACAGCTTGCGATCGTTAGCCCGCCGGGCGTTGTCTTCCATCTGCCGGGCGAAGTCTTGCAATTGACCTTGCATCATCGGTTGAAGCTTGCGCATAAGCTCGTCAGGGTCTTTAACGTCACCCTGAATGGTGATGGGCATATGAGGGGCAAAGCTGATGCTCTGCTCGACCGTGGCGGGCTTGGCTTCTGGCTTGTGCATTAAGGGCGACGGGGCTTGCGTTCTGCCCGTCTGTGCCGACATCGAGCGCACCACGTCACCCGGCTCTGAATCGCTGCCAAACAATGACTTGGCAAACGACGACTTGCCGAACATGCCACCCACGGCATCGCCACCAATGCCACCCAAGAACGCACCGACCAAACCGCCGACCGCCGTGCCGATAATCGGCACTACAGAACCCATCGCGGCACCGGCGGCAGCACCGGCCAGCGAACCGGCCATGCCACCCGCAGCACCGCCATAGCCTGCTGCTTTTTCTTCGGCGGTTTTAGCGGTCGTATAGGTATCAAAGGCTTTGATACCCGCCTCAAACACGGTGCCCGCAGGCACTAACTTGCCTGCCTTGCCAAGCGTCCCAGCCGCGCTCATCAGACGTGCGCCCAGACGTGGCGGAATAGGCGGCGCCGGTGGACGTAGCCGCCCTGCTCGCCTCGCCCGACGACCACGGCGACCGGTACCACCCGTACCTGCTTCAGTACCTCCAATATCCCGTGCGTTCACTACAAAGACTTTTTGCGTGTGATCAGAGCTGTCGTCTTGCTTAGCGTCACGAATCACATCGAGCAGCTTCATACCCGTATCAACCGGGTCAAGCGCGGTATCTACGCCA